TTCATTCCTTTCATCTGTGAGGGCGAACTAAGTTTTGTACTTGGGTAAACATGGTGGCAATCAAACTGGTATGACTCCCCCTCGAACCCACAGGCTTGGCACTTCCATTCTCCAAAGTATTCTAGAACAGTATTACGATTTATGATGAGGCTTGCCCTACCGTAACACTTTTTGCATAATCCCTTAGCGTAATAAGTCCCAGCACAAAGATTACAGGTTCGTTTGTTCTGTGGTGGGTACGGTGTGTTGTTCATAGTTTGTTAATTGATATAAGTTCGGCGACTCCACCTCGTTTTAATCTAAAGAAACCTTTCTTGTCCGGCCTGCTGCCGATGTACTTCATTGCCTCCTTCTCGTCCCGAGCGTGCTTGACCGCACGCCCGATGTAACCCTCCGGCATATCAGTTCTCCTGTACTGAATCCTGTACTGGTGCATTACTGACTAGCTTGGTTACATTCATCGGTACTTGAAAGAAGTACTCGCCGGATCTGATGTACTTGTTAGAGACCAGCACGGGCTTGAGTCCCTGAATGTCCCGTGCCGAGAAGTAAACGGCATCGGATAGATCCTTATTCCATACAAAGAAAATTGTATTCGGGGTGAAGAACTTCCTCTTCCTCTCGGGTAGCTGCACTGTATCAAAGGGGAAAGCACCGCCATCCCAGACTACTTTGACCTCGCACTCAATGAGTAACTCGGCGTTACCCTTGGTGGCTATGAGATCCTGTGCGTAGATGTCCGGGTTCTCTCGGACTTCCCAACCTCGATCCCGAATGAAGGCAGATGTAGCCGCTCTGGCGGCGGCATCGTGCTTTTCAAAAAGGGACTGGTCGAATTGTTTCTTCATCGGTACAGTACAGTGAAGCCCTGTCCACCCATTATACAAAGTACATTGTAGTCAAGCCATTCAATTGCTTCCTGCATGCTCATGCCCTGCTCCATAGGTATGCGTACCATCTTGTCGTAATCGTACACAAGGAATCCGTTGTCATCCAATCCCAGAATGGCGGAATCGTAGCCGTCGAAACGGATTGCACCGACCTCGGCTTGGTCTATGTAGTCATGGTACTTGAGTCTCATTACATCCTCAGCATCCAGTAAAGTTCGGCGCACTTCTTGGCAACCTTGATGCCCTTGAGCAGGTCATCCTTCGGCCAGTCGTGGTGCATATGTTCGGCGGTGTCGCAGTCAACGATCACTGATCGGCAGGCTGGCAGGTAGTCGAGCTTATGCTCCATCTGTAGCATCCAAGCCTCGATAGCTAACTGCTGGCAGTCCTTGTCGTAGACCTTAGCCTTGCCCTTGGTGTTCGCCCTGCACTTATAGTCAGCTAGGAATAGTTTGCCGTCCGCATCGTGACCAATGAAGTCCACGCTCCCAGCTATCTTGATCCTGTTATTAGCGACGACCCTTTCGCAGGATATAGGCTTGACACCAGTGGCTTCTACCCATTGGACGAATGGTTCAGCCCACTTGTTCCAAGCGGTGTCCTCGGGGTGCTGCCCCTGCTGGAACCAGAAATAGTTTATGTGATCTTCGATCACCTTATGCACGGTAGTGCCGAACTCGGAGGACTCGATCGTCTCTCCTGTTATCGGATGCTCCCGTGTGCCGTAGGTCAGCCGTTCGATGTCCTTCCAGTGAAGGTTCGGCTTCTCCCTAGCTAGTTGAGCCATCATGCGTGGCTTGTATATGCTGTCCAAGAAAGCATCCTTTACGATGCCGAGGACTGTCGTCACGGACGGGTACACCTTGCGGTGCTTCCGTGCCTGTGCCGGAGTTTCAATATCGGGATTAAATGTTGGGTCACTGATGACCTCGCAGTTGTAGAAGTGAGCCATAAAAAAAGGTGGAGCCCGCATACAAGCGAGCCCCACCCTTGGTGTCAAATTAGAGTTACAGTTCTACATCGTTAATGATCTCGGTGAACAACTCTCTGAACGCTCCGAGCATGTCGGCAGTGTCCCCAGTATCGAACAGTCGCTCGCCGATGTCTTCCATATCGTCACGGTTGAATGCGTGAACACAGGACTCCTCTCTCCACTTGAACTCCGTGACAGTCCAACCGATCTTCGGCTGGTTCTTGACTAGGAAGTCAAGGATCTCGGTGTCACTGGCGAGAGGCATCTCTACCTGACTTGGGATGATGTACCTGTCACCATCCGAAAGTTCGCCGAAGTAAGCGTCCGTGAAAACAAGCCGCCCGTTTTGGATGACTTGGCGTTGTACTAGCTCCCCATCGGAAAGCTGCTGCCCTTGCGGGTATGTGTGTATGTCTAGTTGCATAGGTGTATTATGGTTGCTATGATGGTTATGATCCCGATCCCCAGAATGGAGATCAGTAAAGTTATAGCGGAGAAAAAGGCCGAGCTTCGGCCTTTGTATACTAATGGTATGTCGTCGTTTGGTTGCATTGATGTATGTGGTTAAGAAAATCGTAGCTGCCTTCGGGCAGGTTGACTACGTGTTCATCCGTAGCACGATGGTTTAAGAACTGTAGGAATGCAAGGATTTCTTTTGCCTCCGGCATTTCTTTCCAGCAAGTGACCTTGGGTTCGATGTTTTCTGGTTTCTGTTTTGATATGTGCTTCTGATTTGACATGGTGTTGATGGTTTCGTTACTTAAGGAACCCCGTCTCACTTAAAGAACCGACCGCCCCCGCAAGGGCGGGTCGGATTCAGTAAGGGGATAGAAGTTCCATAAGGAATTATGAGGAATCACGATGCGTTGATGACTCCGGTTAGTTCTTCGGATGGACTGATCCTGTCTTTGACCTCTTCGAGTGTCTCCCTGCGTTCACGGAGACAGCACTGTTCGATCAAGTATGACAGGTCAATCATCTCGTCTAGGATGAACTTAGGACCGAGGTGTTGGTAGCGGTCGGCGATATTCCAGACGATGCAATTAAGCTGACTCTCGGGATCGAGGGCATCCCAGCAATGAGGGATGTACTCCTCGAGGAAGTGTTCGCTTGCTTTGCGTAGGTAGTATGTGTGGTTGTGCATAATAGTTAGAAGTCGAGGTTGATGTTCTCGACGTATTCCCGTGCGGACTCGAGGTCGTCGATGATTGAGTCGACCTCGTCGTATCTGTCACGGACTGCGATGACATCGCCCTTGAAGTAAGGGCTGTCGATTGTCTCGTGTAAAATCGAACGCACCTCGGTGAGTGCGTCGATTGCTTTGAGGATGGAGTCTGCGGATTGTTGTACTGATTTATTCATGGTGTGTCATGCCATTGACTGGCGTATAGATTCTGTGGGTTAATTCGTAGGGGTCATTGTCGCCCCCGTTGTCGATGTCAGCCTGTGACATGGAGTTGTACTTGGTGGTCACTTCACGATATGTAAAATGACCCTCGCTCTCGACGGCGAAGTCAACGAAAGTGTCGACTCCGTAGCTCTCTAGGACTCGGAGTGTCTCATCGACTCCTGCCTTTGACATTTGGTTGCGGACGATCTCGTCTGTAACGAGGTTGCGAATGCTGAATAACTCTATTGTTTTCATGATTCCTCCTTGGTGAATATGTGTTTGGCGTAGCTAAGTAAGACATCCTTTGGCAGGTCTGTCATGCGGAAGAATTCTTCGTCCTCCTCTAGGTGGAATCCGTTGTTGAACAAAGCCACTACGGATTCGTATGAATAGATGGTGTCGAAGCCTTCAACAGGTCGTTGCTTGGCGGTATTGAATAAGACGTAATCCGTCTCGTATATTTCTACTGGTATGTTTATTTGCATTGTGTGTTTTGGTTGGTTGTGTGTTAGTGACCGGACGTTGTGTCCGGACACCCAAAAAGCCCCACCCTTGTGAGGTGAGGCTGATGGATCAGACTATTAGGCTCGTGGAGAATGTACACCTGCTATGACCTTTTGAAGGTCAGACAAGCTGTCTCGATGAGCTAGGTTGAAGGTATGCTCTATCTTATCTTCCCCAGTGTTACTGGCAAAGGTAAGGTTGTATCGGTCAACGTTTCGTTGAATAGCAAATTTGGTAAGAGTCCATCCATGACAGGACATCTTGTGAATTAATGTTACTAACGTAACGTCGAAGTTTTTCGTGGATTTGCTTTTAGCCATGATAATGATTTGATTGTGTGTTAATGACTGGACGTTGTGTCCGGACACCCAGAAAGCCCCAGCCTTGGAGGGCTGGAGCTGGGTCTGTTACTTGGCTTCTTCGATTGATTCCTTTCCAGCCTTGAGTCCGGCTTGGTAGGCGAGGGACATGACTAGATCGACTGTCGTGCCGATTGCCATTGGTGATATGGCGGTCACCTGCCCCTGTTGGTGGTACTCGATCTTTCCCTCCTTGACCTCGGCCTCGTTGATATTGACTGCATGCATCGTTGCCGCTGATGCGATACCTTTGATGATGTTGTCGGGATCGCCGGACTTGAACAGTACGAGGTGAGCCTCGACCAGTTTTTTTGCATCGTTTGCTGAGAGTGTAGGTTTTGTGATTAGCATTGTATTACTTTCTATTATTGGTTGTGTGTTATATCCGGACGTTATGTCCGGACACCCAGAAAGCCCGCACCGGATATACCGGATACGGGCTGTTGGTTTCGACTTATGCTTCAAGGAGCAGATCCAGAAGCTCGCACTCAAGTTCTTCATAGGCGAGTGCAACTTCTTCGATCTGATGCAGAGGTGGTAGGTTTCCGGCATCGACCGCCTCCTGCTGGATGCGAATGATGCTGTCCTCTGCCCCTTTGTGAGGTTCGATTCGCCCTGCCTTGACTAGGTCAATTAGACTAAGCCCAGTCCATGTTACATGGTTTGCAAGGTCGTGTGCTGTAGGTAGTGTAAGGTGCATAGTATTGATTGGTTGTGTGTTAGTGGCCGGACGTTGTGTCCGTCTACCCAGAAAGCCCGCACCAGATGGACTGGATACGGGCTGTTGGTTTATGAGTTAAGGCTCTCGTAGGCAGCCTCTCTTCTCCGCTGTCTGGCATCCCAGTCAGCTTGGTCTTTGACGACCAGATGGAACGTACCCTCGCCTTTGACGTTGGTCACCTTTGTCTGGTATGGGTGGCCCACGATTGTGGCTGTTACCCAGATGCCGTCGTATTCGATTGTCTCGATCTGGCCGCAATAGTTTCCCCAGAGGAGCGTGTCCCCACGGTTGAGGTAGTCCTCTGATACGTTGATGTAGTTGAAGCCGTTGTGTGAATTTACAGTTTGCATAGTATTGATTGGTTGTGTGTTATTGGTGGTCTGCATTTGCACGGGCTGCCAACCGTCCCAGACTGGGGCTGCATTACCAATCGTGTTTTCCGTGCCACTTCATCGAGGTCGGCCTGCTGGCCGTCCCGCCCCTCCACTTCCAGAGAGGCCATCCGAGGTATCACCGTATCGGAGTCCGGTCGCCCGCATGTGATCCCAAGTGTCTTGGTGGCTTCTGAAGGATCAGAGATGCGAGGTGCGAATTCCGAGGTCGGAGTCGGTGGCGGTAAAACTGTCAAGGATCGTACCATCAATTTGATGATGCCGCAGAGAATATCAAAAACCGTGGAATCCGTAAATCCCTAAAAATGAAACCAGTAATCACTAAAAATGAAACCACGTGATCCGTATAACTAGGGTGAATCCGACATACAGTCGGGATGCAACATCGTGCAATTCTTACGTAAGTCGTTGATAATCAGTAACGGTTGCATAAAATTGCATACCCCTAGATTGGACGAGGATGCCCTGTACGGGCTTTGAATTTCAAATGGCACTCTACCCCTCGTGGCCGGAGAAAAGCCCCTCACGGCGAAATCCGCATTTTTTCACCCAGCCCGAATCCATCCCCCATATATTCATATCATCATATCCGGATACGTTGATACGTTATGTGCTGTGGATTACATATCACTACATCATGATACGTTGATACGTTGGGACCGGATACATCGGTTCTAGAAAGAATAAAAATCCTACTCAACCTACGGTCTCTAGGATTCCTACGGGTTCTAGGAAGCTTAATGGTTCTAGGATCCCTACGGGTTTTAGGATCCCTAGGATGCCTGCGGGTTCTAGGAACCCTAGCGGTTCTAGGATGCCTAGCGGTTCTAGCGGCTCTAGAAAGTCTAGTGGGGGGGAGGGGGTCAACGCTGCACGCCGCCGCCTGTTGTGTGTTGGAACAAGTACCCCTCAAAAAAATCATTCCCTCAAGGAGCTATAGGAACAAGGCGTAGCCTTTGTTCTCCCCTATAACCTTCTTCCTTATGGAACTTACCCTTTGATTCTTTCAAACCCGCCTACAGCGGTTTGAATTAATAATGATTCAAGATTACCTTATGATCGGTGTTCCTTAAGTAAGGCAGCATTATATCACAAGTCAAGCCCGGAACGCACCTATTTACAATAATGTTACAGAAATGTAACATTCCTAATTTGACAGGGTAACCCTTGCTGTATGATATGCGTGAATGGAAAAAGAAGAACTCATTAGCGAGATAGCGGACTCCATACGGTCCGTGGCTGAGAAGAAGGAGGCCCTTCAACTCAAGAGCCTATCCCGCCATAATCCGCAGAAGGTGGCGGAGATGCTGTACCTGTACTCCGTGGGCAACAGCCAGACGAGGCTGGTGAAGAAGTACGGCTTCGACAGGGAGACCGTGATCTCGGTCCTGACTGACTACGCAGACCACCTCGGCCAGTTCCGGGAGCTATCCGGCAGGATAGCAGCAAAGAACTACTTGAACCTATCGAGCCTAGAGGAGGACCTTATTGCTAAGGTCCGGGAACGAATGGAGACTGACCCCGAGATGGAGGTAGGGTTCAAGGACCTCAAGGAGATTTCAATAGCGAAGGCGAACTCAGCCCGTGAGGCTTTGACTGCTAGGGGCGAGGCCACGCAGATTACCGAGGACCGCAAGGTATATACTCAGGATGAATACGAGGCCACCGTCAAGGCGGCTAAGGAACGAATCCAGAAAGCTAAACAAGCACAAGTAGAGGAAATAATAGATGTCAATTAATGATGAACAGAATGAACAGGTATTCCAGCGAGTACGGGCAATCCTAGCGGAACACTTCCCGAACTTTCTTTTTGCAGCAATGGATGACGAGGGGGAGCTGTACTACGATTTTACCAACCTGCCCATCGGCAGGATGCTACAGCGTGAAGTAAAGGAGAACATGGAGTACACGGAAACCGAGGATGACTGGGTCATTGACTGGGAGACTGACGAAGATAGCGAAGGTGAAAATGCATATTGAGATAGCAATTATGTCTTGGTTCGTGTGCCTCTGCTTCTGGGCGTACCTGATGACTAAAATAAAGTAAGTGGAACTAGTATTTACAGAGCATCCGATCCTCAAGCCACCGAGCGATGAGGAGATCGTTCAGTTAGGTGAGATTGACCCAAAGCTACTTGCGGACCTTCACAGGGCGCACGAGGGTCGAATCAAGGCCGCTGAAGAGGACCCACTGCGTCACGGCTTCGACCTCAGTGGTTGGTCAAGGATACGTCAAGCGATTAGTCAATACGATGAAGTAATTACCTTCGGCGGTAACCGCTCCGGTAAAACTACCGGATGCGCTAAGCTGACAATGGAGGCCGTTACACAGAACGAGGACGGGCATCTGGTATGCTTCTCACAGAATCAGGATACATCGATCAAGGTACAGCAAGCAGCCATTTGGGAGATGATGCCTAAGGAGTTCAAGAGAAAAACGAAAAGTATAGAGGGATACATCAACTTCTCTATGCAAAATGGTTTTACAGCTAATTCATTTATTTTTCCGGATACAAGAACTCGTGTGGATTTCAAAACATATACCCAGTTCACAAATAATCAGACTATCCTTGAGGGGTTCGAGTTCGGTTTCAAGGAACCGAAAAGCTTGAACATCGGTGCTTGGCTGGATGAGTACCTCGGTGACGCTGCGCTTGTAAACACTTTGCGCTTCCGTCTAGCGACTAGGGACAGCAAGATGCTGCTCGGGTTCACCCCGATTGACGGGTACACGCCGTTCGTGGCCGAATACCTGAAGGGGGCTGAGACATTGAAAACAAGGAGGGCCGAACTTCTCGGCTGGGATGTCCCGGTCCAGCAGTACAGCCCGGAGAGAGATGCCGGGATTGTTTACTTGCACTCCGACGAGAACCCCTTCGGGGGATATGACCGTATAGCCAAGGACCTCAAGACGGCATCAGAAGATACTATCATGGTCCGGGCGTATGGGTTACCGACGAAGTCAATGACTTCACTCGTGCCGAACTTCAGCCCCGAGATCAACGTACTGTCCAGTGAGCCGAACAAGTACGGGCAAGTATTCCCGGACAAGGAGTCCCTTACATGGTATCAGGTAGTTGACCCAGCCTTCGCCCGGAACTATGTAAGCATCTGGGCTGGTGTCTCAGAGGACGAAGAGATATTCATTCGCAGAGAATGGCCGGACAGGGAAACCTACGGGGAGTGGGCATTATTCGGGGACCCGAAGTGGCGGTACGGCCCAGCGGCCAAGAAAATTGGTTACGATGTACAGAAGTACTGCGAACTATTTGAAGAGATAGAGGATGAACTAGGTATAGAAGTAACCGAACGAATCGGTGACTCCCGGTTCTTTGCAAAAGAAAATGAAAACAATACGGACTTATTTACTAGCTTTTACGATTACGGCTTCAGCTTTCTTCCATCGGACGGGCAGACTGAAATGGTTGGCACTACCGCTCTGGACGATTGGTTCTTCTATAATCCGGATTACGAGATCGACGAAGCCAACAGGCCGAGGTGCTACGTCCACAAGGACTGCGGGAACCTCATCGAAAGTATCGTGAGCTATAACTCGAACGGAAAGAACGACGAGGCCCTGAAGGACTTCTTCGATGCCCTGAGATACCTCAGAATGTCGAATGCCGGGATGGGTCCTGATTACTTCGCTCAATCAGATATGAGATCAACAACAAACAAAAAAGGAGGCTATTGATGCCAAAGAAAAAACTAGTAACTATAGCTGAGGAGTTCGATGTAGAGTTCGACGAAGCTATAAGAATTGTTAAAGAAAAGATTCCTGCTGAATACGTTACGGGCAAGGGCAAGAACACTTGGATCTCGGAAGAGGCTCAGGATATACTCGACGATGGCCTGTTCATTGATGAGATTATTCCGAGGAACTACATCGGCAGGGTCCTGAACGAGTGCCCGAACCCAAGATATAACTCCGTGCATTGTCGTGAAATCGGGAAGCGTGTCCCGGTAATGATCCCACGAAAACTACACGGTAAGCTTATTGGCAAGGTAATTACCTTCGAGGCAGTGGAGGATAGCAGGGGAGTCAGTTACAGATATGTTAAAAAGTGAACACAGCTATACATTAAGCAATAGCTGGTGCAGGGAGCAGTCAGATAGGCTCATGGCTTTTGAGATACTGAAGAGGTATATTCGTCACGAGACGCAGATACCTATCTCAACCGAAGACCTATATGATAAGATAGGCGTATCCAAGACCTACATCAGGAGGTTACTTAAATCCATCCCAGAAAAATTAAATGAACGGTAATTCTGTTTCAGAGGCTTTGACTTATTTGTCGGACGAACCCGACATCCGGACCCTTAACTACGCATACGATCAGACCGTAACGGAACTCGAGGCTTACTTCGACCTATGCCGTACATCTTACGATGACAGGCGGAACTTCTGGCCCGGCAAAAGCCGGGACCACCGGAAGCACGGTGCGGACGCTTTTCCTTGGGAGGGCGCAAGCGACATCGAATGCCATGTCATTGATGAGCGTATAACGAGACTTGTCTCCCTCTTTATGTCAGCCCTCAAGAGGGCTAATATCCGTGCATTCCCAGTCGAAAGCTCCGATATAGCACGATCAAAACTAGTATCCGGATTCCTAAAGTGGATGGTATCCAGTGGTTATATACCACGTTTCTTCCGAGAAATGGAACTCGGTGCGAACTACCTGCTCGAGAGAGGTATCCTGATCTCCTATGTTGGCTGGCATCGAGAGGATCGGAGTTTTAAACAGAACATTAATCTAGCACAGGTCGGTGAAATAAGTCCGGACG